GTGCGCTGCATCTCCTGCACCGCTTTTTCCCTGCTCTTTTTTAGTGCCGGCGCCATAAACGGCATTTTTTTCAGCCAGCTTGTACCTGATTCGACGCCTCTTGCCACAAGCTGATTTGGCTGTCCGCCTGGGTATTTGTCCGTGTGAGTGTCATTGTAGCCGTCGAACCCCAGCTTGACGTTATAATAGCCGTTGTCGTCAGAGAGCGGAGAGATACCAAACCCATCCAGCAGTCCTCTTTTTTGTGTTTGAGTAATACCGCTTAACGGGTTTTTGACTGTACCATACTCTGCCTTTCGTACCGGCAGCGCATTGATATTTTTTCTTACCTCGTCCGCAACGACCTTTGCGCCCGCAAATATTGCCTTGCCCGCGATCTGCTCCGTTGCGGCTCCCAGTTTTGACAGTTTTAGGGCATATTCTTCCAACCCGCGGAATTGATAGGTTGCCACTAATGCACCTCCCAGGACCACTCATAATGTATCAGCTCTGTGTCGTCCTCATACTGCACACTGTTCAGCCGCCAGGCAATACCGAGGCTTTGATTTGCATCCTGGATCCTGTCTATCGCCAGGTCAAATTCATCCCTGGTAAAATAATCGGTCGTCCCGGTGATAGCCTGCTCCATCATTCGGTCGTCCGCCCAGGCAGTGTTGTCACCATCTTCTGCCCAAACCAAAAATGGCGCAGGCAATTTTGGCCGCCAATAGTGATAGCAGTTTTTTACAATGGCACTATACGCTTGACCAATCGGCTCAAGCCTCTGCCTTAACGTCATAGTTGCTGTCAAGCCTCCTCAGCGTCAAGTCTGTGACCCGCAGCCCGTCCTCGTCAAACAGCTGCTGGACGTTATCGATCCTGTACTGGACATTTCCCTCGAGCACGGCGAACATGCCGATGCGGATAGAAGTGTCGCTCCATATCCGCACCAGCATATCTACCTGCTCATTCACCCCCATGGCCGCATACTGCCTGCCATAGCCCACCGTTCTTTCACTGAAAAAATGCTCCGATTTTTTTTGCAGCTGCTGGACCGGCATGGCGCCGGGCGGTGAGATGTTGACCAAATCACACACAGCCAGCACTCCATCGTCATAGGTCAACATGCTTATCCTCCGATTTTTTGGCTGAAAAGCCTGTTGTTGATGGCATATCGCAGCATCCTGGGCATTGACGGATTATCTTCCGCCCGTTTGCGGAAAAGGTATGCCGTGTACATCACGACGAGTTGATCGTCCTCCGCTGTGTCTGTAAGTACAATGCCCTCTCTGGCAATCATCTCACGCGCCGCATCAATCAGCCCGCCCAGGTATGCGTCATATGCGGTTGTCTTCAGGCTCAGATTGAGCTTGGTCACGCTTAACAACTCGTCCGCGGTCATCCTTATCCCTCCGTCTGTTACGATTTGGTGACGGTCACGGTGTAGACCTTGACAGCGTTACCGTTGGTCACCGTAATGGTCAGGGGGGTGGCGCCGGAAGCCCAGGTCACACTATCGCCGTTTTTCACATTTTTTCCGTTGTAACTCAGGGCGACACGGGCGGCACTGTTTCTCGGGGTTGCAGTGACAGCATTGGAGGCGGCGGTCACAGTCGCGGCATAGGTCGTCACGTCGGCAGAAAAGGCAGGGGCCAGGGTCAGACCAGTGATATCTTGCAGGTCAGCATCGTTCGCCGTATCGGCCGCAAAATCAATCGCCGTAGTCACAGCGCTGCCGTTAATGTTGATCGCAACAAATGCCCCGGGAATGACCGGCATACCGTCTGCGCGCTGTTTGCCCTTGAACACGGTGTTATCCTGGATAAACTGCACTTCCCGGCTGCTCTCGACGGTCATGCCGCTGCGCTGCGCGAACAGGTACAGATCGCCATAGCCACCCACGATATCGCCGTCCGGCATAAATTCCAGAACGTCAATATCGCCGGTGATGATCGGAAGCACGCCGTAGACATTTGCCACCACATCGCCAGAGGCGGTAAAGGTGATCGCTTTGGACTTCAGCAGGGCATAGGTCTTGCTGTTCATCGCCCAAAATTGGTTGCCGCGGCTGTAGCGGGTAAAGGTGTTGCCCGCCGCGAGCTGCAGCTCGGCCCAGAACTCAGCCCCGGTTTTGTTGGCCGCAATCTGCTGGATATTGGTGGTGTGGAGGTCCACCCATTCGGGGGCGTTTGCGGGATAATCGCCCGGTTTGGACTGCTGGGCAAGCCGGGTGACAATGCCAAGAGGCATCTTGCTGGCCGCCCCCTTGCCGTAGAGGATTGCCTTGTCCACAGCCAGCCCGATGCTCTCGCTCAGCATCTCCACAATCCAGCCGGCCAGATTTACATCGTTGTCCTCCAGAATGCTGTTGCACACGGGCACAAAGCCGGCGACCTTGTAGCCATCCAGTGTGACCTGGTTAAAAGCAAAGGTCAGCTCGTTGATCGCCGCGCACATTTCAGTCCATACGGCCTCCGGGACAACGCCCGCAATGGTCTGGCGAGACGGCCCGGACACGTTGCGCACACGCACCCGGTTGAGCAGCTTGCTGTACCGATACATGTTCTCGCTGATCAGATCCAGCACCACGGTGGGGATGGTGAGCTCTGCGCCGGTCACGCCGCGCTGCTGGCCTTTCATGCTGCGCAGCTGGGCCAAGAAATTCTTGGTTTCGTCCTGTGCGAGGATAAAGCTTCGCATCTCCATGGGCAAAGCGTCGAAAGCGCGCTTGTTTCTGGGCAGCGCGCGGATATCAATGTCATTGGTCATAGTAGGTTTGCTCCTTTCAGCAATGTTATTGGTGTTGACAGGGTTTGATTTTTCCTCTTCCACCAGGTCGTTTTCCAGGCCTGCGATCTCTTGGCTCAGCACGGACTTTGCATCCTCGTGGGCCTTTTTGTCCGCGTCGTACTGGTCCACAGCTGCACCCACCGCAGCCTGCTCATCCTCTGTGCCGGCTTCCGCGATCGCTGCTTCCAGCTCTGCTTCTCTGGTCAAAAAATCCGCGTCCTTTTCGCGCAGTTCCTCCAGCTGTGCTTTTTTAAGGTCGATGCTGCGGCGCAGCATGATCGTTTTAAGTGCCATTTGTTTCTCCTTTCAGGCGGGACCTCATTGTTTCCCGCCACTGTTCTGATTTTCTTTTTTTGATATCGTCAAGCTCCGCTCTTCGGGCCTGTACGCCGGTGTCTTCATACGCGGGAAAAGTGACCACTGACACCTCATACAATTTGACCTTGCGGATATGCCACACGGCCGGTTCTCCCTCCTTGTATTCGATGTCCTGCTCTAAGATGTCAAAGCCAAAACTGCACTGGCTGACATCGCCGCGCTTGACCCGTTCGTACAGGTTCAAAGCGTCCTGGTCGGCCTGGTTGATAGTGATGCTTCCCCACAGGCCTCGCTCGTCCGCTTTTAGGGTCAGCGTCCCGGCCGTTGTGCGGCCCAGGACCAGCGTAGTATCATGGTTTGTGAGTGCACGCACATCTCCGTCCGTTTCTCCGTCAAATGCGCCGCGGTCGATAGTCTCATAAGCTTCGTCCCACAGCTCATAACGGCTGTTATAGACCGCAAAATATCCCTCTATATACAGATTTCCGTCCTCGGCCCGGGTGGAAAAATTTCCGTCCTGCAATACTGCGTAACGCTTGCAGATCACGATTCTTCACCTCCTGTCTGAATCAGCTTTTTTTGCTCTCCGATCATCCCGACCGGGATATAGTTTTCCAGGATGACAAGCTCGTCAAGGCCATCCATAGGGGAGAGGCCCAGCCAGTCTCGCACCTCGTTACCTGTCATAATCCCGCGGATATATTGTTCGTCTGCAACCGTGGCCATTTCTGACAGGTCATAGTTGTAGAGGCTTCGGCTGTTAAAGCGGAAATAGTAGTCCGGGCTATAGAGCAGCTTGCGCGTCAGTTCCTGCTGGATATTCTGCGCCAGCGGCATGATTCTGGTGGAGATAAAACTGTTCCAGGCATCCCGTTTGAAATCTCCGACCCCCAAAACAAAAGGCGGCACCCCGAGAATGGTTGCCACCGTCTGCTTATCCAGTTTTACAAAATCTGCAAGCGCTAAGTCCGAGAGGGTAAGGGGCTTGACTTGTTC